ATGCAACCCATTTTATTTTTACCCATAATTCTTATTTCATTTTTCTTAATCTTTGAAGCTAATCCTTTTTTAGCAGAAAAACAGTTTGTTTATGCCTGTGTGGGATTGTTTGCTTTTATGGTTTTTTTCTTCTTTCCCATAAGGAAATTTATTTGGATTATTCCTGTTGCTTATTGGATTAATATTTTTTTATTGCTAAGCGTAGATATTTTTGGGGTTGAAAAATTAGGTGCTAAAAGATGGCTTGAAATTCCTTTTACTCACTTTACTATACAACCTTCTGAAATTTTTAAACCTAGTTTTATTTTAATGCTTGCCTATCTTATTTATCAAAATCCTCCTCCAAAAAATGGATACAAACTTAAACAATTCATCAAACTTAGCTTTTACATCATCTTGCCTTTTTTGCTAATTGCAAAAGAACCTGATTTAGGAAGTGCTATGGTTTTACTACTTGTTGGTTTTGGAGTGCTTTTTATCATGGGAGTTCATTATAAAATTTGGTTAAGTATTGTTATAGCTATAAGTGTTAGCTCTCCTATTATTTATACACATCTTTTAAAACCCTACCAAAAGCAAAGAATTCATGATTTTATTTCAGAAAAACCAAGTTATCAAGTAGCCCAATCAATGATAGCTATTGGAAATGGTGGTTTAACCGGAAAATCTCAAGATGAAGCTACGCAAACTCATTTTAAATTTTTACCTATTTCAACTAGTGATTTTATTTTCGCTTACATGATAGAAAGATTTGGATTTATTGGGGGATTGACATTAATTATATTTTATATTTTACTTATTTTTCATCTACTTAGTTTAAATTATAAACTTAAAGATGATTATTTTGCTAGAGTTGCTATTAATTGTGTTGCATTATTTATTTTTATTTATGCGGCAGTAAATATTTCAATGACTATAGGTTTTGCACCAGTAGTTGGGATCCCTTTGCCTTTTTTTAGTTATGGTGGAAGTTCTTTTACTATTTTTATGATTTTTTTTGGAATTTTACAGCATTTAATCACTTTTAGATATTTTTGGACGGATATAAAGGCTAAATAAAATATTTTTAAGCATTAATAAGATATAATTTTATCTTTTAATTCAACTTAGGCGGATTTATAGCTCAGTTGGTTAGAGCAACCGGCTCATAACCGGTTGGTCGCAGGTTCGAGTCCTGCTAAATCCACCATTACTCTTTTTTATCAAATCCCTATTTTGCTTTAATATATTAATCAAATGCCTATAATAAAATGTTTTAAAGCTTGTTCTATATCGTTCTTTTATATTCCAAAATGTGCTATAATGTTCTTAAAAAAGTGGGTCACTTTTCCAAAAATGGGTTACAAAATGGGCTACTTTTTACACCAAAATAGACACTAAAAAAGAGAGAAAAATTAATGGCAAAAATTAACAAACTTACCGATAGTTTTTTAAAAAGCATTGAATGCGAAAGTGATAAAAAATTTATAAAATTTGCTGATCCGAGTTTAAAAGGCTTATATGTTTTTATTTATCCTAGTGGTAAAAAATTATTTAAAATAAGACAAGCAAATGATACTTATATAAAAATAGGAGAGTATCCGTTACTTTCCTTAGCAGAGCTTAGAGAAATCGCTTTAAATGCTTTTAAGCTAAAAGCAAAAGGACAAAACATAAAAAACGCTAAAAGACTTAAATTTGGCGATATATATGATGAAGTTTTAGAAAAATGTAAGGCTGATGGATTAAGTCTAAAAGAAATACAAAGAGGATTAAAATACAAAAATGGCGTTTTTAAGAATTTCAAAGATGTAGATATAGAAAGCATCAAGCGTTCACATGTCATCGAAACACTTAAAACCATAGAGCATCAAATCCCTACACTTATAAAAGCTAAAGGCTGGATTAACAAAATCTTTAAATATGCTTTGCAACTTGAAATCGTAGAAAATAACCCTGTGACAAGTATTGATAATTCCATAGTTTTTAAAAAAGCTTCAAAAGTAATTCATCAGCCAACTCTACTAGAAAACGATAAAATTAAAGAATATATATTAGCCTTAAAAAATTCAGATCTTAAAAAAACACATAAAAATCTAATGCTTTTTAATCTTTTGACTGCACAACGCCCCGGTAATGTTATAAAAGCAACTTGGGATGAAATTGATTTAAAAAATGCTATATGGACTATTAAAGCTGAAAAAATGAAAATGAGAAAAGAACATATTATCACTTTAAATTCTCAAGCGCTTAAAATTTTAAAAGAACAAAAGAAAATGAAAGTCAATGATTATATATTTGCTGGAAGTTCAAAAAATGGGTGTAATAGCGAGAATATCACCTGTAATATCAATAAACGACTAGGATATAAAGGTATTCAAAGTGCACATGGCTTTCGTGCTATGTTTAGAAGTTTAGCCAACGAACATCAATTAGATCATGGTGTGAGTATGGATATAGCCGAGCAGTGTTTAGCACACGAGCAAAAAAACGCCATTTTAAAAGCTTATAATCGTAGTGAAAATATAGAATTAAAAAGAAAGTTAATGCAGTGGTGGGGAGATTATATCGAAAAACTTGCAGGGGATTTTTAAATCACCTTGCAAGTTTGCAACCATTTATCAATTTCGGCTTTTTCATATTTAAAAGTAGAACCTATTTTAATCCCTTTAGGAAAATTAAATTTATTTTGATTTACTCGCATTCTCATTTTGCGAATTTTTAGCGGAGTAAATCCCAGATACTCCGCTACTTCTTTTGTTGATAATAATTTTTCTATCTTACCAAATTTTGCCATTTCATACTCCTTTCTCTAAATCAAAGCCTAATTTTGCAATAATTGCTTTTTGCTCTTCATAGCTTAAAAAATTGCTGATTAAAATCAAAACATCGCCAAAACAAAAGCGATTATAGCTCGTGCTTTGTTCTAGCACTTTAATTTCTAATGTATCACTTAAACTCTCAAGCGAAGCTGTTATTTTCCAATTTTTATTAATAGCTTTTAACATCTCATCGTTTGCATTTTGATTAAAAGCATTGTCGTTTCTTAAAAGCAACATTTCTTTTATCGTTTGCTTTAACATTTCTTGCGTATTTTCTAGCTCTTTTTCTAATGCTATTTTAGCTTTTATGTATTCTTTGAATTCTTTCATTTTTTATCCTTTCTAACTTAAGCAAATAAGCTTCTTTCTATGTGTTTAAACATAATTTCATTAGCACTTTTAAAAAAGTCTTTTTTAATCTCAAAGCCATAAGCTTTGCGGTTTAAATTTGTAGCTGCTAAAAGAGTGCTACCACTTCCAGCACATGGATCTATAACAACATCACCTGCATCTGTAAAAATAGTGATTAATCTTTCTAGTAATTTAACAGGCTTTTGTGTGGGATGTACTTTAGGAATACCTTCATCTTTTTGCCAATCCATGCAGTTATAAATCATCTTTCCATCATTGTTAAATTTTGGAAGTTTTTCACGATATAAGATTAAAGCATATTCACAATTTCCAACTATTTTCATATTTGCTTTTAAAACTTGAGATGAGCTTTGTTTTCTAAAAACCAAATTTATATAATGATTAAAGCCATATTTTTTAGCTACTTCAATTAACATTGTTTGTTGTTCAAAAGAGCAAAAAACAATCATGCAAGGACTTTTACCGCATTCTTTAGGTTCTTTTATAAGCATTTTTGAGCAAAAGTGCATAAATTCGCTAACTCTAAAATCATTATCTGTATCAAAAAACGCCTTGTTTGCTTTTTTGCTTTCTCCATTTTTATTATCCCCATTTATATACCATTCAGGAGATGAAGCATAAGCATTGTTGCCTAAATTATAAGGAATATCAGCTATTACAAGCTGTGCTTTTGGTATATTATATCTTTTAAAATTTTGAAAGTGGTCGTTATAAAGCTGTGGGTGAAACATCATCACTTCCTTTTTGATTAAATAAATTAGGCTCTTTTAAAAAGGCTATTTTTTCCATTATTTCATTAAATTCGCTCTGATAGTCTTTGATATTCTGATTTAATATGCTTCTTTCATCTTTAACTCTTTGTATAGATCTATGAATTGCTAAAGCTCTTTTGGTTAAAACTTCTATCTCTTGGTTTAACTCACCTTGATTTAATTCCTTTAACTGCTCTAATTGCTGATTAGTATTTTTTTTCATTTTTTATCCTTTTAATTATATTTTCAAGTTTTAAAAGTCCGCGTTCTAAAACTTCTTGTTCTTCTTTACTTCTTGCTTTTAGCTCATTTATTCCTTTTGCTGCAATAGAATAAAACACCAAATCAATTCGTTTGTAAAACTCTAATTTCTTTTTGTATTCTTCTCTTAGTCTTTGTAAAATGTTTTCTTTTTCTTTTTCAAATAAAGCTAAAACAAAAGAATCTGAAAAATAAAAACAAAGTCTTCTTTCTTTATTTTCCCCTACAATCTTTGCATCTTTAAAAAAGTATTTAAGAACATTATTTAAAACAAGTTTTGCTAAATCGTAAGCTTCTAATTCTCTTGTAATATTCATTTAACACCTCATTGTATAAGTTTTATTAAATTCTCTTGTGATCTTTTCTACTTTAAAGCTAGTTTTTAATTTATTATCACATTCAGGACAAAAGCCATCTAAACTCACGCTTTTTACATCGCCTATAATTTCATCAAGACCTTTAAAAAATTTAGAATTTGGCACAAATTCTAAGTTGCATTTTGAACATTTTATTGTCCCTTTAAAAATAAAATTTACTTTCATATTCTCTCCTAACTTGCCAAAGCGTAAGGCTTAAATATCTTAGCCCAACGTGGATTGTTTAAATACTTTGTTTGCTCAAGTATCATTCTCATATTAAAATGCCAAATTCCTATCATTCTTAAATAATCTTGCATAAGATCTAATGCATCATTGATATCATTTTCTATTCTATCTAAGAACTTATCCTTTATCTTCAATGTAAGCTCTAATCTTTTCCATCGCACAAATTCCCTTTTAATGTTTTCTTTGTGATAGTACTTTTGTTTTTCGTATTTATCATAAAGTAAAATGCGTTCTAATTTATAGTATTTACTTTGAGGATTGTTGATATACATACTTGTTTTATAAGTATGAAAATCGCCAAAGATTTTAAGTTTGCTAAACCTTTCTTGGTGTTTAAATTCTCTTGGTTTAGATACTGCTAGATCATCATCAAAATCACAAGCAATATCCACACTATAAGCTTTAAACCTTTTTATCATTTTGCTTAAAATTTTCCACACTTCAGCTTCTATTTGTTTACTAGGCTGATAAAGCCCATTAAATTGCACCTCTATGTAGTAATCTTTTGCTTTTTTATTCTTTTTAGAAAGCTCAAAGCAAGCCTTAGAATTATCTAATATAATGATAGTATTTGAAAGGCTTTTATTTCTAGGTTTTATATTGATATAACGCATTTTAAAAGGATAAAATTTATCATTGGTTTTTATGCCTTTGAATTTGTCTTTTGCAAATTCATCAATGCTTTTATTTCTTGTTGTGCTTCGCATTTTTTCAAAAAGCCCCCATCTTTTAAGGTATTTGTAAAAGGTTTTTTTGTTGATAACGAAACGGAAGCTGTCGTATCCTGTGCTATGATTTGTTTGCATAAAATATCCTTTTCAAAACCTTTTTTCATTAAAAAGCCATTGCTACTTATCTTTACAAGTGCATAGCCACGCATTGCTAAACTTTCTATTACCTTTGCTCTTTGTGCTTTTTTAAATGCATCATTATCTTTTTGTATGGGTTTAAAACTCATTTTTTTCCTTTTTTAGACATTAAATGAGTGTTTAGGGTTTATTAAAATGTCCTAAACACTGTTAAACTGGTGATTTATTTAATAGTTGAAATTTTTTCTTCGTTTTTCTAATTTAAATACTAATATATCACAAGCTTTTTTACTTAGCTCATCATTAGTGCATAAAATTTTAGTTTTAAGTTCTCGCATTAAACTTTCCACCCAAAGAAAAAGCTCATCATCTCTAAAAACAAAAAGCTGATTTTTGGCAAATTCTGCTTTTAGTTTCTCCGTATTTTTCCCCTTGTATATTTTTAAGCTTAAAAACCTTTTCTTTAGTCTTTTTGTGCTTTTGTTTTTCGATTAAAAGCTGATATTTTAAAGCTTTTATTTCGTTTTCTAGGTATGGTTTGTTACTCATTTTTAAGCTCCTTAAGTTCTTTTTCAAGCCTATAAACTTTTGCCGATAAAACACATAATAAAGTCGCTAATACTAAAACTATAATTTCTAAAATCATTTTTAACTCCTTTTTTGATATAATAGAAAAGGTAAAAGATGATAAGGGCTTTCGCCCTTTGCCTTAATGCTTTCTTGCGTTGATAATGGCTGTTATCAAGCAGATTAAAGCAGTGATTAACTCGAGCACATCACTAGCGTTCATCTTTTACTCCTTTCTTTTATTTCAAAAGTAATTTATCTTTACTTTTGATAACACAATTATAACATAATAATTACTAATTGTCAAGGTTATAATAATTTATTTTTATTTTTTGTAGATAAAGAAGTAATTTAAATTTACTTTGTGGATTAATTTTCGTTAATCCACGCTTTAAAGTCTTTTTTGATAGCTTCTGCTTTTTCTAATTTTGCTTCTAGTTCAAAAATTTTTTTAAGCATATTAATAGCGTGTGCCATTTGAAAACTTATTTTTTCAGTAGAAATGGCATTTTTTACTGCACCTTCACCAAAACCTATTAACTCGGCTAACTCTTTATAAGTTAAGCCTTGCTCTTTACAAAATTGTTTTAATTCTTCACTTGTCATTTTTCCCTTTCTTTTATTCTAAAGATATTTTATCTTTTATGTTAAAAATTCTATATAAAATGATTTTATTTTTATCGTTTTTATAATACTCTAAATCTACTAAAAAATTAAATCCATAAGGATTTTTCAAAACTTCTTCGGCTATTTTCTCATCACTAAAACTAACATCAACCGCATAAGGACTTAAAGCATCGCACTTTGCCTTATGTTTTGTTTTATTGTCTATTTTATTTGTAGTTTTATACATCGTTATCAAAGCATTTTCATGTATCTTTTGATATTCAATTTCCTTTTTTTCGCAAATGTAATTAGCATTTTCATAAATAAGCTCAGCTTCATCACTATTTATTCTCAAAAGTTCTTCACCTTTATGATTGATAAAAAAAGTATTTTGATTTATAGTAACGGGTGCAAATATATTTTTTAAATTATTGGCATTATACTTAGTAAAATGCGGATTTTCTTCTATTTCTTCTATACTTTTTGATTTGATATTTTTAAAAGATATGATAAGTTCTATAAATTCATTTAATGCTTGAATAGGTGCAATAATAGGCAAAACTTCTCCTGCTATTTCAAAAACCAAAGAATATATATCACTGCCAGTTTCAACTTTTTCTAAAAAAATTTTACTTTGTGTTATACCGTGCTCTTTTGATATAAAACTATCCATTAATTTTTGAAAACTTAACAAAGAATTAGCCATTATCCCAAGTTCTATGTTTTCTTCATGGATAATTTTTATTTTAAAATTAACAATATTTTCTTTCTCTTCTGTCATTAATTCTCCTTTTAAATTAAAAAATCTTATTAGCCAAAGAAAAAACAAAACCTACGCTTTGCTTTATAGCTTCTTTATCAGCTAAATCTATGCTATCTTTTAGCTTTTCGCCTAAAGTCTTATTGCTTTGCATTATATTACCTCTTTTCTTTTTCCTCACAAACAAAATAAACTTTTACATTCTTATTTTTATTGATTAAAAGAATTTGTTCGTGTAAATTTTCAAAAGGACTTTCTAAATTGTCATAAAATTTCAATCCACACACAGGACAATTTTTAATGCTATTGTGAGTATCTATAATGATTTGCGTTTCACAATTTTTGCACTCTAGTTTAAACTTTTTTATCTTGGCGATTTCTTGTTCCATCACATTCCTTTTTACAAACAAAATAAAATTCTGCATTTTTATTTTTGCTAACACTTTTGAACAATTCAGTTAAAATTTCAAAGAGATTATATCCTAAATTTTCATCTATAAACTTTATTCCACATTGCGGACAAGTTTTAATAACATTACCTATTTTTGTAATGATTTTTGTATCGCAATTTTTACATTTTATTTTTAATTCTGTAATTTTTTTTAAATTCTTATCCATATTTAAACCTTATTTTATTAGTTCAAAAAGCAAAACCACCTATGCCACTAAATAAATCAAGATGGTTTATTTTCATTTAATAATTCCGCATTTTCGTGGATATTGCCCACAATTTCTAGTTCTTCTAAACAAAATTCACTTAGTAAATCTTCATCCCATTCTTCACCATCATCACCACATTCAACTAAATAGAAAGCTCCTTCTTTAAAAACAACTTTATATTTAAAAGCTTCATCTTGAGAACAACCTTCAAAAGAATATAAAATATCTCCTTCATAAATCTTATTTCCTTTTTTATCGTAAAATCCTGTAAATAGTTCTATTTCAACTCTATCGCTTGGCATTTGAATTTCATCTTTAAAAGTTTCATTGTCTCCATATTCGCTTAAATCTATATCAACTTGCTTTCAAAATCTCTTTTAAAATGGCTATTTGCCCTTTACCTGTTATTTTTGTCGTGCTTACAAGTCTATCGCCGTTGATGGTGCTAACAGTCGTTTCACTTACCTTAAAAAGTCCTTGTTCGATGTATTTTTGATAAGGTTTATTATCACTCATTAAAAATCCTTTTTCACGCAAGATCTTAAAAAGTCTTTTCTCGCCAATTTCAATTTTATTTTTTTCATAAAGTATTTTTGCGAAATCTCTTATTAAAATAGCATCATTAGTATCTTTTATACGATTTGCAAAGTGAATAAGTGGTGCGTTTTCTTTGGCTTCATTTTTTAAATTTACATTTTCAATTTGAAGCTTTTCATTTCTCTCTAAAAGTTCTAATTGCATTTGCAAACTTTCTTTTAATGAAAGCGGTTTATAACTTTGTTTTTTAAGCTCATTTTCTAAGTATTCTAATCTATCGATTATCTTTGCTCTTAGCTCAACACTATATCCACTCACTAAAATCAATACTTCTCTTTTTGGTAAGCGGTAACACTTGTAAGATTGCTTATTTTGTGTGTTTTGGTAGGTGTCTTCAAATTTGAAGACACCCCCTTCAACCACTTTTTCTAAGTAAGTTTCTATATCTCTTATAACATTAAAATGCTCCTTGCCTGTAAGCTCTGCTATCTCTAAAGAAGTTAAGCTTATTTCTTTGTTTTCATCTTTTTTAAAAAGTTCTAAATTCATTTATTCTCCTTAAAATTTTTTAGTGTTTAAATGAAGACTTAAGAGCCATCTTAAAAGATGGCTTAATTTAAGAAGAAATAAATAAATTTGAGGACTTAAAAGAATTCTCATTAGTCCTCATTTAAACACTAACCAAAACATAGGACCTGCATTCAAAGTCTAAAAGACTTTTGGTATTTTGGTAAATTAACAAAGCTTTAAAAAAGCCCACTTTCCACACCGTCGCCTGTGAGTGCAATGAATATAAGAACACACTAGCCATAAAAGGCTAGTGAAGCAATCTAAAAAATATCAAACCTTTAAAGTTCGCAATTGTAGGCGTTTATCCACTTAACGCAACTTTTACAAAAACCCTTTAAGCACACTTTTTGCTATCACTTTAAAAAATGCGATTTTAAAGTGCTTAGATAAATGTGCTTAATGAGGCTTTTAAGCCGCCTCGATCTCTTCTAATAAAACTTTAATTTCTTTCATAGATTTTTCATAGGCTTGCTTACGGATTTCGTTCTTTTTATACTCGCTTTTTAGCTTTTCTATGCGTTTTATTAGTCTTTCATCCTCTCTTAAACCCAGTTTTAAAAGGGCTATTTCAACCTTTGCATTTGTAAGATTATTTGAAAGCCAACTATTTAAGACATTGTGAGCTAAATTTAGTTTTAACCCTGCTTCTGTTATGCTACTAACACCTAATTTTTGCTTTATCGCTTCTTTCATTTTGAAACCTTTATGCTGATAATCGTTTTTTCAAAAAGTCCATCACACACAGCTTCTATGCTTATCTCATCATTTGTATGTAAAAAATTAAGTGCTTTTTCAAAAACCTCATCGCTAAAATTAAAACACTTTCTAAGCTCTTCCTTTTCTTCAGTTTTTCTAAAACTTAAAACATCTAAAATTGATCTTGCTTCTATCATTTTTTGCTCCTAAAAACTTTCTAAGTCAAAACTTGGCATACTTTATGCTTTGATTAAATAATTATTTTATTTTGTAAAATTAATTATGTGTAGAATTATAATTCATTTTGAATTATTTGTCAAGTCAAAATACAAAAATTGACTTAAAAATTCTTATAAATTAATTCAATTTAATTTAATTTATAAAGTCAAATTATATTTTAAGGTGTTAATTATGAATTATGAAGAAATTATTAAAATATTGAAAAAAATTGCTAATGTAGATACTATAAAAGAACTAAGCGATGTGCTTAATATAAATTACGCTACTTTTAATACTTGGGCTACAAGGGGAGAAATTCCATTCAAAAGAATTAAAGAATTTTCAGAAAAATTAGGCGTCAATATCGATACTATAATTAACGGAAATATTAATACAAAAGGAAATGAAAATGTCATAGTGCAAGGAAAAAACAATGTTGTAAATTTTCAAAAAAACAGTAAATATAATGATAAATTTCAAGAATTTTTAGCCTTGTATGAAAAATATGGCAACGAAGCCTTACTAGATCAATTTATCAATAAATTAGAAAATTTAAAAAAAATAATAGAGGAGTAAAAAATGGAAATTATAAATACTTTGATCAAATTTTTTAATTCGTTTGGCGTTTTTGTTTTACTAGGAATCGCAATAATCGTTTTATGGATTTTATCCATAAGAGAAAAAAATAGAAAAGAAAGAGAGGTGTACGAAGCCATAAGACGCGAAGAAGTTTCTAGGATAAGTGATGGCGTAGCCAGTGGAATAGTAAGAATTTTTAATGATAAGAGTTTTATACAAGCTCTAAATAATGGAGTTTCCATAGAAGTTAAAATTAATGTTGATGGAAGCCAAAATATCATTATTAACGGCAATGGCAATCAAATCCAAAGAGTGTGAAATGGAAAATTATGACATTGATATCTATGGAAATCCTATTAAAGTTAAAAAGCCAAGTAGAGAGTTTAAAGGGCAAAGTTTAATCTATTTCCCAAAATCTTATGTAGTTATTGATTTGGAAACTACAGGATTTGATCCAAAATGTAATGAAATTTTAGAAATTGTTGCCTTGCGTTATGAAAACAATGAAAAAATAGCTGAGTTTTCAAAACTTATCAAAGTTTCTTTTTTACCTAGTTTTATCACAGAATTTACAGGCATTAATGAAGACATGATTAAAAATTGCAATGATATATCTCAAACATTAAAAGAATTTGATGATTTTTTAAAAAGTGGTGATATTTTAGTCGCTCACAATGCACATTTTGACATTAATTTTTTATATGATAATTTTATGTGCTATTTAAACAAGCCCTTTAGCTTTGATTTTGTTGATACTATGCGCTTATCAAAACTTATTAATCAAGAGTTAGCACATCATCGCTTAAAAGATTTGTGTAATCAATATAACATTTGTTATGAAAATGCTCATCGTGGGGAGAAAGACTGCGAATTAACACATTTGTGTCTTATGGAGTTAAAAAAGACAGCTTTTGATAACTCACTTATCGAAAATGATGTTCTTGTTAATAATGGATTGAAAACACAAATTAGGCAAACCCAAACTAAAGCTAAAGATATACAAGCTAAAATACAAGAATTTGATATTTCACATCCACTTTATAATCAAAATTGTGTAATCACTGGTATACTTGGGCGATTTACAAGATCACAAGCGATGCAAATCATTGCGGATTTAGGTGGTATAAATCAAGATAGCGTTACTAAAAAAACCAATATATTAATTCTTGGAGATAATGATTATCGTGCTATGATAAAAGGCGGAATTAGCAATAAGCTAAAACGAGCTAGAGAATTGATTTTAAAAGGACAAGATTTAAAAATCATTAGCGAAAATGTCTTCTATGATATGATTTTTTAAGGAGATAAAATGCAGTTAAGTTTATTTGATGAAAATAATTTAAAAGATTTAGGAATTCAAAGCATTAAAGCATATGAAGAAAAAAATGAGAAAAAGCTAAAAGATTTAATTTTTAAAATCAATTGTGTGTTAAATTTAGACAGTCAAAAAGATTTAGTTTTACAAATTCGTAGTATTTACATAGAAATTTATAAAAACTTTTTAAAAGATGAAGAAATAAAAAACCTTACTTTAGGTTTTGTCATTAAACTGAGTTTAATCTATGATAAAAGTGTGCTTGAAGAATTGAAAAAAATAAATATTTCTAATAATTTCTTACAGGATGTTTTAAAAATGGATTTACAAAATTTCAGCAAAGAAATAAAGCTTTTTGTAAAAGAAAATTTAAAAAATCAAATTTCTGAAAAACACATAGAAATCAAGCAACTTAAAATTTTTGATCTTTATAAAAAAATAGCTACTTATATTTATATTAAAAAATTTAAAAGATATGGGCTTTTATCTTATATTCAAAAAAATACGCAAGATGATAAGTTAAAAAACCAAACTTATGATCTAATGAATGCTTTTCGTTTTTATTTAAATGATTTTTTTGAAAATTTTGATATGAGTAGGGGTCTTAAGGAGTAAAATGTATATCACAATTGATAAAATTGCAGAGTTTTTAACTAGCAAATCTAGAGTATGTCTAACCATAAATGGACATTGGGGTATAGGTAAAACTCATCTATGGAAACAAGTTGAAGAAAAAATAAATGCAGATAAAAAAGTTGTTTATATCGATCTTTTTGGCAAAGAAAGCTATAAGCAAATATTAGAAGAAATAGTTTTTAAAATACATCAGAACTATAATAAAACAGTAAATGTTACTTCACGGATTATATCTAAAACTATAAACATTAAATCCGCTGGAATAATTAACATTAATCCTGATGCTATTTTTTCCTTTTTAAAAAAGGAAGACTTTAATAATATTATTGTGTGTTTTGATAACATAGAAAGAAGATCTGACAATCTTTCTTTGAAAGAAATTTTGGGACTTGTAAATTTACTCAAAGAAGACAAAGAATGTAGTGTTGTTCTTATTTTGAATAAAAATGAGTTAAATAAACAAGAAGACAATGCTAAAAATAATATGCAAACATCAAGCAACGATAAAACTCAGCATGATGCCAAACAAAACAATAATGACTGGTATCAAGAATACAAAGAAAAAGTTATTGATTATAAAGTGTGTTTAAAAGATAATGATGAGATTGCAAAAGCTTTAATTGAAGAAGCATTTATGCAAGATGAGAAATTGATACGAGATAATGGTTTAAAAAGTAATTTAGTTGATATTGTTTTAAAGCACTATCAAGATATTTGCGATAGCAATCTAAGATTGTTATTGAAAATATTAGAACATATAAAATATTTTAATGAAAGATGTTTTCAATCACATTATGATAAAACAATTAAAGAAGAATTTATAATAGTGATACATGAACATTACCTTGCAATTTTCAATGCCGTAAAAGACTTTTATATACAACGAAAAGAAAAGAGAAATCTGAGTAATATGTATATATACGATATTGTCACAAGGTATTTAAATAATTTTTTTATTATAAATGATAATGATGAAAAAAAATTAAATGATATAATTATTCGACAATTATCATCTAAATTATTGTTAACATTTGAAAAAACTTATACCACCTATTTTGATGAAGGCGGTAGCGATGCCGATTTTAAAAATAAAATAGAAAACATATTGCAAATTCGTGATAATAAACTAGAAGTTTTTGCAAAAGATTTAAATTCTGAAAAATTTTTAAAAACAATATATTGGTTTAAACAAATAATAAAATCAGATCAAGAAGTAAGTGAGGAATACAAAAAAGGATATTTTGAAAAAATAGACAAGATTATCCAAATTTTAATTAAAGAGCAATATCCTTATTATAGTAAAAGAATAAAGCTGCTAATTGCTTTTAGTAAACAATGCAAAAAAATTTATAGTGAAATTACAAAAAAACACAATAATGAAGACAAATTAAAAATCTTTAAGTATAATATAAAAGAATATCCTCACATATTCCATTTTGTCAATATAGATAAGTTTAATCAATATGAAATAAAATCTATTAAAGATGCTTTTTATAATGATAAATATTTTCTCAAAAATTTTATAGATTTTTTTAGACTTGTGCCGAAAAAAAATCCTATTCCAAAAGGTGATCATAATCTTAATAGATATACTGATACCGATAGCAAAGAGTATGAAAAAATTTTCAAAAAGAATAATTTATTTTTAGCTTTTATAGAATATATAAATGAAAATAAATACAAAAAACAAATATTTATCAAAGATCGAAGAGTTAATAACGATAAGTCCAATATCTTATCAAAACTATTTTATCTATAAGATTAATAATTTTAACAAATAACATCTTCGCCCGCATTTACGAGCAAAGATGTGTTATTCATCATTCAACTCCTTAATCTTTCTAATCTGTATCTCACACTGTTTGTATTTGTAAAAAAGCATAGAATAAGCATTTAAAATATCTAGTTCATTTTTTGCTATTGGCTTTTCAAGAGGACTTAATGTTAGTAGTTCTTGCGGAATTCTTACTTTTTGAATTTCTATTTTGGTTACTACTTGTTGAGTTTGCATCCCACAACCTATCAACGACATCGTTAAAAAGCTTGGTAATATTATTTTCATTGCTTTTATAAATATATTCTTTAACATATTGCACCCTTTCTTGTACTTGATTTTTTTGATTGTTTGCTTCATTTAAAGCCTTTAATTCTGTTTTATGAATTTGATTTAATTCTTTTAATTTTTCTTGATTATTTTCATTTATTTTTAAAGCCAAAGCTAAATCACTTTGACTTTTTTTCTAATTTGGCCTTTGTGCTATCAAGTCTTAGATAAAAATATCCTGTTAAGATTGCCATTAAAGCTAAGGCTATATAAAGCTTTGCATTTCCAAATAAAAGATTTATCATATTTTGTTTAGAAGTTTAAGTGTGGGGTGTAAACTTTAACCTACTTAAACTTTATCTCCTTTCATGCTAACTCATTTGTTATTTCTAATTTAATGTCTTCAAGATTTTTACCATACACCAAATCATAAAATTCTTTACAAGCTTGTCTGCTTTGACCGACACTTTCATTATTATTATCTTTAGTAAGCCCCAGCAAGATACAACCTTGTGTGTCTTTGTCAGTGTTTCCCCAGTGTATTAAAATTGCACGACTTGAAGGAACTTCATCATTATAAACATTTATCATTGTATCATCTTTTTTTGTAATACTTCTTAAAGTATTTTCAAATCGTGAAGGACTATGTCTTTTTAAATTATAATTTCCTTCAGGTATTCTTAAATCTTTGCCACTTTCTAAACCTTCTTTGTCTTCTTCCAAAGAAAAACATTCAAAAAGAATTTTTTCTTCATCATCTAAAACCTTAAATTTACCAATAACACAAGTTTTACCTGTGTATCTTCTATTAATTGTTATTTTCATTATAATTCCTTTCTTTTTATTTTTTGTATTTTATTTTTAGATTTAAACTCATTTTTCTTCTTCAAATTCAAATAAAAAAGCATTATCACCATAGGTAGTTTTATCAATTTCTTTTTTTATTCCTATAAAGCTTCTCTCGACTATAATTTCATTTTGAACTCTAAGGGCTTTTTGCATTTTTATATTTGAAAGATTGACATTTCCATAATATCCAGCTTGCCTATAAAAAAGACTCATAGGAATTTCATTTGTAAAAAGCTCTATACTTACACTATTTTTTATATTAGAAGCCCAAAGACAGCATTCATTTGCATTGCCATCATATTTTTTTAAAGCATTGGTAATATTATGCCAAGCAGGATCATTATAAATTCCGCTCGTTTTGATATTTCCTTCTATTTGATTTTTACTTGGTTTTGAAAGAACGCTAACTTCAGTATAATTTTTAGATTTTAAACCCATTCCATCTTTAGTGATTAAAAAACTGCCTTCATTAAGTCCTTTTATAATTTGCGTAGTGCTTGCTAAAGAATTTTCAAAACCAAAACGCAAATCACTTAAACATCCGCCATATTGACCACTATTTAAATTTGTATCAAAACTAATAATAATCAACTCTTGTGCTGTAATATTTTCATTTCCAAGCAAATTAATCCAACTTGTGTATTTATCATCACTTGCCACACAAAGCCAAAGTTGTTTTACATTTTCATTATAAGTTATAATTAAATCATTAACATTAGCTTTTGTTTTTGGAGTGGGAATAGAATTAGATACTTTTATTCCATTAATGCCTAAATTTAATTTCATATCTTCGAGCATCTCTTCTATAATAGGTTTAATTTCTTCTTTTGTTGGTGTTTGAGCCTTTAAACTTTCTAAAAATTCATCTTGACTTTTTCCCGTGTTTTCTTCATTTTCAAGCCAAAGTTCATAAACACTTTTTCCATCATCTCCTTTGGCTCCATCTTGCCCTTTTAAATTTTCAAGCTGTTCTTCTGTAAAATCTTCATAAGTAAATGCATCGCCTTTTTCGCCTTTTAAGCTAGCTTGATTTTCTAAAACAACTTTTAATACAACTTCTTTTAAACTCTCTTCATTGATATTTGCATTGATGCCAAGCTCTTCTAGCAAGGCTTCTAGTTTTTCTTTTAATTCACTTTGTTTTATAAAGCTAAAACTTGTTAAAACTTCATTTATAGCATTTTTAATACTTTCATCGCTTGGTTTTACTCCATTTTTAAAAAGTTCTTTTAAAATTTCTAAAGCTTCACTAAAATCTTTATTGATTTCTTCTGTTTTTATGGCAATTTCTCTTAAATCCACGCTCATCTTATCCCCTTTATTAAACATTTGATCTGATGAAATAAATTACAAGAGCAATAAAAAACAAAAATCTTAAATTTGTTTATTTCTAAAGCTTGCATTGCTTCTTTTAAAACAAGATCAGCTAGCCTATAATCATCTCTTGATTTTGCATTTATACACAAATAGTCATGGACAACACAAGCGCTAAAATACTCACTTTTAAAAGGTGGATAAATACTCCAAAAAATACGTGGAATACTCGCTCCATCAGTTTTAAAACCTTGTGGTACAATGCCTTTGTAATTTGGCAAAATAAACTCATAATCTTGTATCACTTCAAATCTATCTTTATCATAAGGTTTTACACAAACCCTTTTTAATTCATTTTTCATTTTTATCGCCTTCTAATTTTAAATATTTGTTTGCTATATTTTTAAATTTTTCTATAAAAAGATTATAAAAGTCCATTTCTTTAATATCTTCTTTTTTCCTAATGCTTTGGACACTGATTAAAAATGCTAAAAACTCACCTATGGTTAAAAAGCTAAAAGAATAATCCACAAGATAGTAAAAAACACTGATTTGCTTAGCCATAATAGCTAAGATAAAAGGCACAAAAAACATTAAAGTTTTACTTAAAATATCTGTGATTAAAAAATTTCTAAAATTTTTTCTTAGAGCTAAAGTTTTAATCATAGAGGCTATACCTGAAAAGCTAAAAACAATGAGCAAAACAATAACTTGAGCTGTTTCTATTTTAAAATACGCTAAAAATTGATAAAAAAAAGCTAATATAGCACTGCCTGCAAATAAAATAACATTAGTGTTGTTTTCTAAGTTATTCATTTTTCACTCTCCCATGCAATTAAATTTAATTCTTCTAAAGATGTGGCATTTTTCACTTTATTTCTTAGTTCATCATTTTTAAAAATAATACTTTCAGTATATTTAGCGATACCAACCCCAAATTCTAAAAATTCTTCTTTGTTAAATGTAATGATTTTATTATCTTTATCAATCCAAGCAATATTTTCCAAAGGAGTATTATTGAGATTTGCTAACATTATCTCGCTAACTTTTCCGCTAATATTAATTTTTGCTTCCGTGTCAATTTGAAATATAGTATTTTTAAAAGGCATAAACAAAAGCTTTTCTTCTTTTATAGCTTTTAGTTCTTCTAATTTTAATTCTTTTAACTCTTCTAATGCTTTTTCTTTAATCTCATAAGAAATAATATAAAGATTATTTTCTTCATCATAAGTTTGAATTTGGCGAAGTTCTTCAATTTTTTCATTAAAACTTGGGATTTTAAGTTCTTTAACTTTAGCAAAACCAAGCTCTTTTAAAAGCTTATCATCGCAAGCACTTAAAAAATAAGTATCTTGTGCATCAATTTCACCTTCTTCGTTTTGTATTTTTACATCTTTTAAAAAAATATCATCATATTTTAAACTTTTATTTTTTAAATCATAAAACATATTTACCCTTTCTTAATTCCAGTATAATGTTAAATTTGCTCTTGGGTTTAATCTATTCCCATCATTTAAGTTCCAACCAGCACTTGCATTTGCACTACCGCTTTGATAAGAACTTAGCATTATTTGTAAGTTATTTATATTTCCAAAATTGAATTTTTTCTCTACTTTGATTTTTGCATTAGCAGTGTAATATTTACTTAAAGCATGCAATTCTACACTAGAGTTAAAATTGTTCCATGTGATATGCAAAGTATTTGCAGAAGTTTTATTAGACATATTTCCAGTCGTCCAAACTTCGCCTAACATAACCACTTCTTTATTATTAATATTTGATGGCAATACCACTGCTTGTTTATAAATCATGTCTAGCTTTAACATATAATTATAATTTGCAACCGAGCCTCCTAAAGATGGAGGTAAATTTAGTGCTATACCATTATTAGAAAGAAGGAGACAATTCATTTTAAGTCCTTACTAATCTTACATTATTCGAAGCTATGCAAAAATAAGCAAAAGTTTCAGTGCCACTAAATCCACTTTGAGCTATTCTAAAATTAAAAGGGGCATTAAAAGCTACTACATTTTGACAATTATTTATAGTTATTGTTCCGCTTTTTCCTACTCCTCCAAAATTAGCTATTCCTATGCTTGTTCCTGCATTTGCTGTTAAAATAAAATGTTGAGCTTGTCTTAAATCTAGATTTATACTGCCAGTTGTGCCAAGATTTTTAATTCCACCACCATAATCTACATACCATTTTCTAGTTAAGTGATTATCATTTGTTGGATCGGCCCGAGAAGTTAATGCCTGATTAAAAGTATTTGTGCCATTAAATATATTATCTCCATTTAAAGTCTTATTTCCATTTAAAGTCTCATCACCTTTTAATCCTACTTTTTCTTTAAGGGCATCACTAAGCATTTTTTGACTAACCAAACTTTTATCTTTTTGTATTTGTTCTAATTCATTTTGTTTATGATTTAAATCTTCTTGCATCTTTGTGATTTCTTGCTCTAATTGCGTCTTTTTCTCATTGAGGTTATCTACATTTTGTGGTGGGTCTTTTGCTAATGCTTCTTCGATTTGCTTTTTAATATTTTCTAATTCTTCCTGTTTATTGCTTAAATTTTGTTCCAGATCCTTTATTTCATTTTTGCTTGTTTCTTCTTTTTCATCTTCTTTTTTCAAATCCCCTATAAGTGAAAGTATAAAGTTTATATTTTCTTTTTCTTCATTAAACCAAATAAAAGCATCAAGCCCTAGATCAGACTTTAAAATCCAAGCTGTATCGTTAGTCACTCTTGCATAGATTAAATACTCATTTCCTTTTTTCCAAATTTCGCCAAGTTTTGCCTCACTTGGTTCTTCTTCGCTTTCATAAGTAGGTGTATATTCGCTTGGGTTTTCAGGGCTAGTCCAAGAATTGCCACTTGTGGTTTTAATATAAACAAAATATTCATCCCCTTTTTTCCAAATATCGCCAAGCGTTGCATTTTGTGGAGCTTCTTCTTGATTAAATGCAGGTTCTAAATTCTCAGGCAAGGATGGGTTTATCCAAGCTTCATTCTTTAACACTTTTTCACAAAGATAAAATTCGCCTACTTGTAAATTAACATCATCCATAGGCTTAAACCAAATATCATTAATTTTTCTTTCTTTAGGTCTTTCTTTTTGTAAGAAAGTGATTTGTGGATTTTTAATAAATTTAAAGATTTTAGCCTCATCAGTTTTAAACCAAGTTTCATTCACATTGGCCATTGTAGGTTCTTCATCACTTACATAATCAAAAGGATAAACCACTTTTTTATAAAGTTCTTTTAGCATATTAAGTTTTTCATCGCTTAAGTTTTCATAGTTTTGTAAAGCTTCTTTTACTTTTTCATCAAAAGCATTTAAATTTTCTAAAATGTGCTCATCAATCCTATCTTTTGAAGCATAAAGCCACTCTCTTATGGCTGTAACATCCTTAGTAGCTTGACTTAGCGTAGCATAAAGCTCTGTGCTTCTTATTTTTGAGTTATCAAGCATTGTTTTCTCCTTTTAAAGTTAAATTAATTTCGTTTTGTGAAGAGAGTATGTTTGTGATATTTTCTAAAGCTTTTTGGGCAAGGTTTATATCTCTTCTTTGTTCTTCTAAACTCAAATTCACATCATCTAAATTTAGGGCTTCTTCTTTTCTTAGTTTAATAAAACCTCTTTCCATAATAAAGCGTTCTAAGCTTAAGCTATGAGTTAGAGATTGAGAAATAGCGATATAATCAGCTCCAACGCCATTATCATTTAATCTTTCTATCATCTCATAGCCTTTGTTTTCAACTATGGTTAGGCATTCATCGGTAAATTCTTTTAATCTTTCTTTAGCTTTTTGCTCTAAAACATTTTGAAAATCTTTGCAAAAATTTTCTATTTTTAAGATATTTATATTTGTTTTACTGTCAATTTGCTCTAAAGCCAAATTAGTATAAGAGATCATATTAGAGTTTAGCTCTATCAAGGAAGCACTTAATATATTTATATCTTTAATAAAATCATTAATCTCTTTTGAAAAAGGAACAAGCGCATTAACAAAGTTATTAGCATCCTTGTCAAAATCAACAGGATTAGCCATATCAGGTGCTTTAGGTAAAGTATTAATGAAAGATATTTTATTCATTGAAATTTCCTTGCTTTTATTTTTAAAAATTTCTTGTTTTGGCTTTCATCTTCCAAGCTTACAATCTCATATTTTTCATCTCTAAAAACTAGAAAATAAGAAAAATCAAGCTCTAAAAATCTAAGCTCAAATTCATGCGTAGCGACTAAAGATAAGCCACTATTTAACTCTTTAACATCCGCACTTAGATTTTTACAACTTGCATAAACTTCTTTAAAAAGTAAATCTTGCGTAAAATCGCTTTCTAAAAACTCATTTTTGCTTTGTTCTTTTTTGTAAATTTTAACTCTATGCTTAAATCCATTTGCTTTCATTGCCATTGCCTTTTAAAAATAAGCTATTTTGTAGCGAGTGATTAAAGCACTTGAAATTTTAGGCATACTCACACCATCAAAAGCCATTAAAACATAATTTTTAAGCCACAATTTTATGTCTTGTGGCAATTCTTCAAAACCTAAATTTACAATCATATTCCCACAACCTATTGCATAAAGCACACCACCATTTGTTTTAAACTCGGCTTTAAAATTTGCATTTTTTAAAGCATTAAAAGGAGCTAAAATCACCCTTTCATTAAAAAATTCAACTTCATAATCATTTAAAGCTAAAATGCGATTGGTTCTTGTTTCAAATTCATTCATTCCAGCTTTTAAAAATTGTTTTAAATTTGCATCAAAAACATCGCTATCAATTCTTAAAAAGTCTCTTAATTCTTGAATGTCTATGAGTTCTTTTTTGCTATCTTTTAATGCCTTTAATCTCATTTTTTACCTTTTTTATCTTCTTTTTCGTTTTGTTTTTGTTGGCTTTTCTTGCATTTCTTGATCTTCTTGTGGCTTTTTATCTGTATTTGATTTTTCATCAGTATTTTGTTTTTGTTCTTCTTGTTCAACGATTTCCACAATGCCTTTTTCTAAGAGCCTTAAGGCTTCACTATCTTCAAGTAAAACCTCATCACCTTTTTATAAAAAATATTACCGCTTAAACAACACTTGAAAACTACTTTTTTCATCTTCCATCCTTTAAGCAGGGCATACAATTTTACAAACTGCCGAATTATCCATAAGCTTTGCATCAAGTCTTAAACGCACTTTAATACCTATTAAATCATTTTGAGAGTAAAGCTCATTAAGTCTTGTAAAACTCATACTTGATCTATCCCAAATTTCATAAAAACTAAAATCTCCAAAAAATGCAGGGACTTTGCTTGCACCAAAACCATCAACACCAGAACAATAAACTACCTTTTTACCTAAAATTGTGTCATAGCCATTAGCACTTAAAGCAGGTAGCCACAATGGGCGATTATCATTATCTGTAAGTTTATAAATAGCTTTCATAAACTCATCTCCTACAAGCCAAGTGGCATTTTTACGATAAGCACTGTCTAAACTGAAAAAAGCATCTATGATATCATTGCTTGTAATACCTTGATTTGAAGCAAGTGTAAACGCTTTTTTAGCATTTTTAAGTCCTGTTGGTTTTTTATTTCCATCTCCATTAATAAAACTTAATTCTTCTGTTTTTGAAATCTTTTCAGCGGCTTTTCGCACTATAAAACTTTCAAGATTTGCAATGTTGTCACTCAAGAGTTCTTCGCTGATTTTAATAATACCGCCAAGCTTATGTGCACCTATACTTAAAGAACTAAATTTAGCACTAACTTCAGTAAAGCTTTCCTGTTCGCCAAGCCAAGAAAATTCCCCCATCTCATCAAAAACAGGTATAATTTGATTGCTAGAGCTTTTTTGCACTGTAGCAATCTTTCTAATAACACTAAGATCATTTAATTTTTCTCTTATTTTACTTTGCAAAGTTGTAGGGACTAAAATCCCACCTTGCTCTGCTGTGCTTTCATTTAAAACATTTCTTTTTAAAATATTGTCAATACTTCCATTTCTTAAATAATTCACAAAAGAACGCATATGATTTTCTTCATTTAAATCTTCATCCTCTCCTTTAGGATTTTGTCCTAAAACAGGGCTTACAACCTCATTTAAATATTTTTCTCTTTCTAGCTCTGCTTCAGCTCTTGAGAGTTCTTTTCTTTTACTTTCAAAATCTTGCATTAAAGCTTCGTATTTTGTGTTTTCTTCAGCACTAAAGCTTCTTTGCTCGTTTTTAGCCTTATTTGATAAAGCCACCATTTGTTCGTGTAAATTTCCTATTTCTTGTCTTAATTTTTGCATTGTTTTTTCTCCTTGTTTAAATTGATATTTCTAAAAGTTTAAGTTCTCGCTCTCTAGCTTCACTTAAGGCTTTGATTTTCTTTTTTTCTTCATCTTCTTCAAAGCGTTTTTTAGCGTTTTTATCCGCACCTTTCCAAACAGCGCTGAGTTCAAAAATTTCAAACTCTGTAACTAGAACCCTTTTAGGCGAACTTTTTTTATCTACAACTTGCTTTAAAACTCTATAACCAATTGACACATCGCTTAAAATTCCATCTTGATATTTTTTAAAGATATCTAAGCTTTTTTCGTCTTTGGCAAAGATACAATCACAAACTAACTCATTATTTTCAATTCTTATATTTTCAATTCTTGCAATAGCATTATCTACGCTTGGTTTATGATCTTTAAAAAGAGTTTTAAGATTTTCAAATCTCGCACCTTTTACATCAAGCTCTTCTATATAGTCCCCAAGCTCCCAATCAAAACGCAAACAAGCATTAGAATTTGAAACCATGACAAAGCTTAAAGACATATTTTCTTCGCTAACGCTTCTAAGTCTTGCGGTATCTGCTCTTATGTTTTTAAAACTCATTTTAAAATCCTTTTTTGAAGTTTTATAAGGATTTTAGAAAATTTTTAAGGCGTTAAAGTGCGTGTTAGAAGATATTTTTTATTTTTTAAATCAAACCTTGAATATTTAGTTTATATTGCATATAATCTTGATCCTCTAAAGGTGCAGAATAATCTTTTAAAATTCCAAAAGTAGTTAATTTTTTAAAGCCCAATTCGCTTTCATCTCCTATAAATAAGGCTTTAGTATTATAAAGTCCTGCTATTAAATCATCATAATAATCAAAGTCTTTTTTTTCTACAGCAACTATAAATTCTAAGTATTTTGCTTTCTTACCAGTTACTACATTTGTTACTCCCCATTCATTTGTTGAAGTTTTTGAGTAATTTATATAAGTGCTATTTGCAGGATAGATTGTAACACCTGCAAATTCTTTTTTTCCTATTAAAATATGTCCTACATTACACCCTATTTTAGCAGGCTCAAAACTTATTAAAATTTCTGAGTTAATAGGATAAGGTAAAAACACAAAATCTTCTTTATTGACTTTAAATTTGCTAAAAAAATATTCCCACCAAGTGCGAGATTTTTTATAATACATTGATTTTTCATAAATGATTTTGCCATCTAATGTTTCTATCTTTATTTTTGAAACATCTAAATTTAAAAATGCTAAAGTATCAAATACCCCATCTACTTTCAATTTTACACTCCAAGCTTTATCACATTTTGTTTGAGTATTTAATTCATCATCAAAAAAAGCATTTTCATTGATGGGTGCAAATTTAACCCATTTATCAAAATACACATCAGGTTCTTCATGCGTATCTTCATCACTTGCGCTTACCCAAACAAAACCTTTAAATTGCACTTTTTCATTATTTTTATAACTTACTTCCTTATCCCATAAAGGCGTTTCATCTTTTTTAGCTAAATTTTGTAAAACTTCAAATTCTAAAGGTTTAATTATAGTCATCTTCTTTCCTTATTAAATATTTTCTGCAATTTCTCTAGTTTGTTTAGTTAAAATACTTAAATCCATATTTGCTCTTTTTACACTTTTATCTACATTGTCAATTTTTGAAGCGATTAAGTCTAGTTTTTCTTCAAAAGAATTAAAACCTTTATTAATAGCTTTTTCAAAAGCGATGCCTATTTTTTCAAAAACTCCACTTGCATCGATTTTTAAACCTTTGCCATTTTTTAAAGGAATTACAGCCTCAGGATAACCATTCTCTCCAATTAAAGCATTTGTAGGGCGTGTAACTATCCCGCCATCTGCAAAAGCTTTCATTTTTTTGTAAGGATTTTTAATCTCATTATTTAAATCTTTATCTATATTTGCCTGATTATTTTGATATTGCAAAAGTGCATATTCTAAATTTTTAAGCGTTGTTTCTGTAAGAGAGGCGCCATCTTTTATAGATTTAATCGTTTCTTGTAAATATTTAGCCATAGGGCTTTCTTCGCCTAAATACTCGATCATTTTTGCAATTTCTGCTTCACTTTGCGCAATGAGAGTTTTTTTATACTCTTTTAACTCTTCTAAAGTCATATTAGAAGTGTCTTTTAAAGTTTGATCTAACTTTTCTTGTAATTTTTTATTTTCTTCTGTAATGGCTTCTATTTTATCTTGTATTGAATTTAAATCTGCCTCACCACCTAAATCTTTCATTTCATTTGCCATTTTAAGCATTTGTAATTGATACTCTGCAAAGCTTGAAGCTTGATTTTTGATCTCGTTTGCTTTTTGCGTTGCAGCGTTTTGCAAGGCACTAAAGCTTGAACTTGTAAGATTGCCATTTTTAAAATCATTTTTAGCTTGTTTTAAAATTTTATCGTAGTTTAACGCCACGCTCTCGCTTGTAGCTATGCTTTGATTGATTAAATTAGTGCTAAAAGAACCCAAAGAACTTAAAATACCAAGTTCGCTATTTAATTTACTTAAAAGTTTATTATTTTCATTTAACCTTACTTGATCTGCTTCTTTGCTTTCATCTTTGTTCTCATACGCATTAATAAGCTTTTCTACCTCAGCGAGTTTGTTTAAATGTTCGCTTGAAAAGATTAAACCGCCTTGTTTGTCGCTTATTTGTTTAAATTGTGTAATGATATCTACAAGCTGTTTTCTAAGTTCAGTATTACCCGTGCTTAAAAATTCATTTAAACCCTCATAACCTAAACTTAAAAGCTTATCATTAGCACTAAAAATATCCTTTAACATTTCTTTTTCGCTATCATTTAAATCATCTTTTAAACCGCTCATTAAGGTTGCGTAAGAATTCATTAGATGATTAACTTCAAAAATACTACTTGAAATACCATTAGCACTTAAAAAGCTTTGATTGATTTGCATAAGTTCTTGTGTTTTTTGTATGATAGAATTTAAAAGATTTTTAACTTGTTCTTGTGCTTGCGTATAAGCTTGTGTTAATTGTTGCCAAATTTCTAAATTCTCAGGGCTAAAATCTTGCCTTAAGCTCTCATTGAAAGCTTTATTAAGTGCTTCGGCACTAAGTTGTCCTAAATCTTTAAAGCTTTCTTCACTTAATCCAAAAAGACTAAATCCACCTGTGGCATTTCTCATCGCAGTTTTTAAAGCATACATGGTATCATCATAAGCTAGTTTTGCTTGTTTTGTTGGATCATTTTTATAAATTTGATTTAAAATGCTAGTTTGCATTTGCATAAAAGTACCAAATTGATTAGAAAGTTGCTGGGCATAGCTTATATTATTTGCTTTTGCCTTTTCTTGTATTGCTACAATTTGTGCATCGATTTCGCTTTTATCATCGATATTTAAAAAGCTTTTTAAAAGTGCAGTAGGCAAAGCCGTATCAAATAAAGAATTATTAGCGTATTTTCCAGCTACTAATTCAAACTTATCTAAATTGGCATTTAATTTTACAAGTGTTGCGTATTGGTTTTCTAAAACACGATTGATTTCTTTGATTTTTTTATCACTTAAATTATTATATTCTGTCCAGCTTTTTTTACTAAACCATCCTTTCTTTTGATAGTCTACATAACCTTGCAAATTAGAATTTGTAAAAAAATCACTAAAATTTATATTTTCCCAAAGTTGTAAGCCACTTCCTGTTACTTTGGTTTTTCCAAAAATACCACCAATGACTGATCCTAAAAGCCCACCTACTATAGTTCCAATGCCAGGCATTATAATACTACCTAATGCACCACCTATCGCACCACCTGTTCCTGCGTGAGTATCAGCCTTAAAAAGCCAATCTCCTAAGCTTCCTATGCCATAACCTAGAAGTCCGCCCATTGCTGCATTAGCTAAAGTGCCACCTATATAGCCCAAGCCCTCACCAAAACCAAGAGATAAAGCATTACTTGCACCACTTAATCCCATACCCGCCAAAGAAGCACCGTTTGTAAAGCTTGCACCAAGTCCTAAAAAATTTGCCAAATAAGCTGAACCATTAGCTAAAAGATTACTGCCAAAAGTGCCTATTGAATTGATATAACCTTGTAAATTATCAAATAAAGAATTAAAGCCATTGCCTATACTATCTATAATATTTGTGCTTGAATTTTCAATAGTAGTGCTAATATCAGAACTTGAACTTAAAAAATCACTAAAACCATCCGCATTTAAAGCATCACTAAAACTTATTTCACTTCCTGCATTTTGACTACTGCCAAACCAATTCATAACTTTATCATAAGTGGCGCCCGCTTTATCTATCCATTCGCCACTCATAATGCCATCTAATTTACTTGCACCCTCTATAATATTACTCACATTATTAAAAGCATTATTTCCTTTTTCTATGGTGCCTGTTTTATCCATGACTACCTCAACACCATTAACCACACCTTGATATTTGCCATCACTATTTAAATTTAAACCTTGATTTTTAGCAAATTCAACAACTGAGCTAAAAGCATTTGTTTGCGAGTGTGAATTCACATTACCAAAAGCAAAATTAGGCATTAAACCGCTCAATACTCCAGCTCCTGCCTTAGATAAAAAGCCACTAAGTGATGAAATATAAGGACTTAAAAAATCTTGTAAAATGGTTTTTCCTAAATCTTTAAACAAATCTTTTAAGGTTTTTATTTTCCCATTTATAACATCAAAAAAGCTACTTTCTATCGTTTTTTGCATATTTGCTATCATTTGATTATAGTTTTTTTCTACTTCGCTCATGGCTTTTTTACTGTCTTTGCCCATTTGAAAATAAGCGTCTTTATTGGCTTTTATCATCTTTTTAAAATCTTCTTCTTTGATGAGATTTTCACTTAATAATTTGCTGTATTTGTCTCTTAGCTCAATTTCTTTTAATGCCCAAGCTTCCTGCTTATTTTCTATACTTTCATAAAATTCAATCATTAAATTTTTAGTATCTTCAAAGTCTTTATTTGCACTTTCTAGATCAAGATTAATTTTAAGGCTTTCTTCTGCTTGTTTTAATTTGTTTTTATCAATGCCTAACTTTTTCCATACTTTTAATTTTTCATTAATTTGGCTTAATTTTTTATCGTATTCACTCATGCCTATTTGTGAAATTTCTTTTAAGGCTTCATTTTGTTCTTTGATGCGTTCTGCCAGTTTTTGATTGGCGATTTCTTTTTCTTTTTTTAATCTTTGCTCTTCTTGTTTATTTATATATTCTTCATAATGCGTTCTTTGAGCTACTAAAGCGTTATATTGCTCTAATTTTGCTAAGTCTTTATTCCAATTTGCATTATTCGTGATTTGTTGTATGGTTTCGCTGATAAGCTCATATTGTTTTCTTAAATTTTCGGCTTGTTCTTCTGTGCTTTGCGGTATCCTTAAAGCTTTCAAACTTTCCATGGCTTTGCTAACACTAGCAGGGAGATTATCAATAGCTTCTAGTTTAAATTCTTGCTCCTTTGCTTTTTTGGTGGCTTCTTCGGCTAGTTTTAAATTTGCCTGTATTTGTTCGTAAGCTTTTCTAGCTTCTTTATTCATTTTTAGCTGTTTTCCGGTAACACTTTCAAACATATAATCAGTGCCTTTTAAAACACTTTCTACACCTTCTTTTATATACCAAAAATCTAATTTTGATGTGATTTGAGCTCCCAAAACACTTCCATTTGCTTCTAAGGCATCCATTTGACTTTTAAGATTTTTAACATACTCATCTAATTCTTTTGAACTTTTGTTTTCTAGCTTTCTTTTTGATGTTTTTTCTAAAGCTTTGTCAAAATTATCCCAATTCGTATAAAGCTTTTCTATAAAAGTCATCAAAGCTATAAGCCCAGCAGTTGGAGCTAAAGCCTTTGTAAAATTTAAAGCAGAATTTGCTAAATTACTCATAGTGCCTTTTATGGTGCTTAACAAGGGATTTCTTTTTATTATATTTTGATTAATAAGTGCTTCATTGTCTATAATTTCTTTTTGCAATCTTTTTATTTCACTTCTTGCACCTTGTTCGATTAGCAAAGCTTCCCTTCCTATCATTACACCGCTTAAATTTTTAGTTCCATCTTTATTTATCGATCCTAAGTCTATTTTATTATTGTATTTTGCATAATTAGCTAAATCTGGCATTAAGGCTTTAAGCTTTTCTAAGTCGTTTTTAGCTTCTTTAAGACCTTGAAGTTGAATTTTTAAATTCTCATTTTTCTTTATAAGTTCAAGGCTTGTTTTTTGCTTTTCTACTAAATCATCATAATCTTTTTTAACATTCTTAATACCATTACTAAAACTTGTAAAAAAAGATGAATTCTTAAAAGAATTAAAACTTTTAAAAGCTACATAAGCAAGTCCTGCACCAATAGCCAAATCTTTAAAAGAAGTAGCAAATTCGGTAATAGCTTTAATGCCCGCTTTAATTTCTTTTTCATTATCTTTAATATAAGTGTTTATATCTATAAGCGAGCTTTTAAGAGTATCAAAAATAGGTTTTGAAATTTCAGCTTGTAACATTTGCATATTAGCTTCAAATTTTTGCATTTGCTTTTCATAGGTTTGCGTTGTGTAGTCTGTATATTTTGTTAACTCTTTGGTTTTTTCTATAAATAAATCAAAAAGCTTACCATTTTTCTTTGCTTCGCTCATAGCATCATTTGTAATACCTAAACTTTCAGCAAATCTTCTTAAATCTCCACTTGCGCTAAATGCCCCAGCTCCTAAACTATCCATAGTAATTGAAAGTTGATTAGCACTCATGGAAGTATTTGAGGTTGCTATCATAATACTTTCAAAAGCTTTTTTAGCTTCATCAAAGCTCATATTATTTAAAGCTGTGGAGGCAAAAGATTGAAACATACTTGATAAATCCTGCAAAGAATAGCCTGTTTTAGTATGCAAATCATTAAAATCTTTAAACGTTTTTTCACTGCTTTTTGTAGCGGCTTTCCATTTTTCAAGTTGTGATATCGCTTTTCCTGTGGTATCAATATTTGAATGCGTGATGGCTGTTATAAAAGCAAGTTGAGTTTTTGCAGTCTCAAAACTTTTACTTGCTTCTATAAAAGAGCTACCAAAATTTTTTATATCAAGTGCTAAAGTTTTATAACCCTGATAAGCTTGTGTTAAATGGGCGTTCATGTCAATTACGCTTTTTGAAAGTCCTAAAAAGCTCTTTTCTATATCTTTTATGTATTTATTTGTCGCTTGTGTAACATTTCCTAATTGATTAAAACTTTTATTTAAACCTCCAATACTCGCCACACCGCTATTTGTATCTACGCTAACGCCGATTTTAACATTTTTAGCCATTTATGTTCCTTTTAGTTTTTTTGAGTAGAATTTAAGATAAAAAATGGAGTTTTTAAATTATGTTTTTTCCATATATAGAGCTTAATTTTTTTGCTTTTGTTTTTATTTGTTTTGTCTTTTTTCTGATGTGGAGCAAAAGCCAAAAAATATTTAAAAATGAAAAATTTCTTAATGATTATAAAAGTTGCGAAAAAGAGCTTATCGCCTTTAAAGAAGCTCATGAAAATTTCATAAAAACAAAGCAAGGTAAAAGTGTGCTTATGAGTGCTTTTGCTTTGGAATTTGCTATCAAAAATAATGCTTTTGGCGATGATTATACAAAAGAATTTAAGCAAATTTTGCAAAATTATCCAAACGAAAAAGAATTCAATATAGAAATAAATCATCATCTATCCTAAAAGACTTAAAAAGTCATCTTGTAATTTTTTAATATCGATTTTTTGATTTTCGTTAGTATTTTGCTTAGTATGTTTTAAATGAGAGCATAATAAAAAGTCTTCATTAGTCGATTTTACACCCATAAAAGAAGCTAACATATTAAGTAAAATACTCATTTGCATTTCGTTTCTATCACTTGCTAAAGGCTCGGTGCTTAAGAAATACATCCACTCGTTAAACTCACTTTGTGTTATACTTTGTTCTAACTCGCCTATGGTTTTTCCTAATGCAAGGGCAAGGCGATAAATTAATCGCCCTTGCTCTCTTGCTTTGGGACTTCATTTGTGAATTTTAAAATTTCGTCTGCGACTTTTGCGATAATGTTTAAACCCTCTTGATTGAGATTATCAAAGGTTTTTTCATCGATTTTTGGAGCTACTAAACACTTTAAGATGATTTCTTTTCTAAAATTTGAATTCTTCTTAATAAAATCGATGCTGATTTTATCATCTTTATTTTCTTGTATTTCTATGCCATTTTTTTCCATAATCTCTAATTGTTCGAGCATAGAAAGTTGGCGAATTGTGAATTTTTCATCAATACCTTCGATTAAAATTTCTTTTTCTCTTAAAGAATGTTGTTTTAAAAAGTCATTGAATTTCATTTTTTACCTCCTTTTCTTAAAGCATCACTAAATTTTCCATTTAAAAAAGTTTGCATTGTGGCTTCACTCGCTATGCCTGAGCTTTGATCTATGGTGTATTTTTTGCGAATATCTTCATTTGCAGGATAAAGAAGTGTTAAGGCGTTTGGATAAAAATATAATGTTTTTCCTTTTAATTCCTCATAAGTCTGCCCTTGTTCTGGTTCGGTTTTGCTTTCATGGATAATATTTTCATCATTTTCTTTTTCCCAAACTTTATCAGCTTCTTTTGTGGTTATAAATTCATTGTTTTCATTAAAAGTTTGTGTGCTAGGATTTGGTACAACACCTCGCACCTCATCAAAAACATAAACCATTCTTTCATCGTTTAATTCTGGTTTTTCAAGTGTGCTTTCTTTTGGGTAAAAATAAATAATTTTACCTTTTTTATCACTCATCACATCGCCCACATTTAAAGCTTTTGTAGTGTGTTCTATATTTTGACTTTCTTCAAATCTAAAAGGTGTGATGTCTTTAGCTTCGCCGATTTTTTCTGCTGTGATATTTGCACTGAATTTATTATTTGCTTCGCTTTGAAGTTCAAAGCCTGTTAATTTCATTTTGATTTTAAGCGTGGTTTTTCTCTCATCATTAATCTCTACGATGATAAAAACTTCTTCATTTTCTTCAAAAGCTTTTTCTAGATAATTTACACCTTCATAACTTTCTAAATTACCATCTTTAACAAATTTATAAAGTAAATTCATATTTACAGTAGCTGAAGTTTTTTTGCCTACTGCGTTGATTTCTTCATAATCTCTATCGTTGATTGGGCTTAGTTTTTGACTTTCTCTAGTTCCACCTTTAAGACCTGAAATACTTGTTAAAAATCCTGCTTGAATAGCTTCTTTTCCTAAACTTTCCATAGCACGAGATAAAACTAAAACTCTAAGCCCTTGCACATCAGGGGCATCTGTAATTATTTTGTCTTTTGACATCTTTTCTCCTTATATAAGTAATGTAAGGAGATTTTATAAAAAGTTTAAGGCGTTAAAATGCGTATTAAGAGATATTTTTCATAAAACTATATTTTTGTATTTTATTTTCTAATTTTTTGTTGATGAAAAATTAACTATTCTTTGTCTTGAAGTAGGACATAGAAAAGAAATTTATAAACGATAAGTGATAAAAATCTCACTCGTAAAAAATCCACTCTCTTCATCTTTATCTTCTCCATGTATTAAAATTTCAATAGGTTTTTTATAAAATTTTAAAATAAAACTTTCAATTTTGCCTTTTAACTCTCTTAAATCTTTGTATTTTGGAGTATAAAGGCTCAAATTAATTTCTAATTCTTTGCTTAAGATTTTATCATCTATACTTAAATTTAATTCTTCGCTTGTGATTTCATAAATTAAAAATGCTTTTTCTAGCTTTGTTTTTTGCCTTGAAAGTGGGTAAATTTCTATATTTAATTCCTTGCTTAGTCCCATTAAAAAATCGCTTAAAAATTCCTTCATTTAAAATCCTAATTTGTCTAACTCAGTATTTAGTTTTGTTGTAACCAAGCTTTGCATTTTTGGGTCTATTTTCTCTTTTGCTTTTTGCATGGTATAAGTGCCTTTTACAAAAGTGTTTTTTCTGCTTATATTTGGTTTTCCTTTTGCACTTTTTTTCACTCCGCCTTTATGAAAAAATCCATACTCTATAAAATGAGCATAATACGCACTCGCAAAATAATCCATTCTTTGTTTTCTCTCATTTTTCTTTGCTTGTGTCCATTTTTTAGCATTTTTTAATTTTTCAAATCTTTTTATACCTACTTTTTTCATTCTAAAAACAACCGAAGCAGCACGATAAACACCTTTTTCTAAAGTATAACTAGAAACTGCCTTAACACTTTGCTTTAAAAGTCCGCTTTGTTTAGGAATATTCTTTTTATAATCATTTGTGATTTCTTTTGCTACTTCTAAAGCTCCTTTTTTAGCCGCATTTGGCAAAGCTTTTTTACTTATGCTTTGCAAATCTTTCATTAATTCGTTCAAGCCTTTTACTTCTATCATTGATTGCCTTTTTGTGTGTCTTTTTCATCTATTTTGGCAAGATTAAGCGGTATTAAATGATCGTTTCCATTATCAATTGGGTTCATTTCTTCCAAGGCTCTTACTTCGTTTATACTCATCACGCCATTACTTAAAGCTTTTACATAGCTTTCCCACCTTGAAGAACTATCAGCTCTTAAAATAGCGTTGATATTGAATTTAAAATAAAATTCTTTTCTTTCATTTTGGTTTAATAAAAAGCGATTTAGGGCTTGTTCGATTTTAGTTGTTAGAGGTGTTATGGTTTGCACCATATAATTTGTCTCTTGTTGTTCGATATTTGAAAAAGTCGCACGACTTAAATCTCCAAGTTTGTGCGGTGGGATATTAAAAAGTCTTGCGATTTCTATCACTTGAAATTGTTTGCTTTCTAAAAACTGGCTATTTTTATTCGCACTTGTAGTTTGTGCATAACTTGCTCCACCCTCTAAAATAGAAATATTATAAGCTTTTTTTTGGCTATAATTTTCTTTAAAGGATTGTTTTAATCTCGAATATGCCTCTTCGCTTAATTCATTTGGTACAGATATAACGCCACTTGTAAAACTTCCATTTTTAAAAAAGCTAAGTCCGTGCTGTTCTATAGCTGTTGCAAGTTCTGTGGTATTTTTGCTTTTTCTAAGCGGTGCGATACCTTTTACTCCATCTTTAGTATGATAAGGCACATTTAAAACCTCATCATAATTTAAAACAATACTGCCATTTTTTGAGTAAGCTTGATAAAAATACTTTCCATTCATTTTAAAGATATTAATGTCTTTATTTTCTATGAGTTCTATAGAATTAATCACCCCGTTTCTTTTTTTAACAGGATATAAAAAACCATTGCCATAAATTAGCATTTGTACCATAAAAGCCTCAAAGAGTGTAAAAGGTGTCATTGTTTCATTTGGTGCGATTTTGATGAGTTCATATAAGGGGTGATTAGAGGCTAGTTTTGATCCATCAGTTGTTCTTTGATATAAATTTAATGGCAAAGATGCTATGGTCTCGCTAATATTTGAGATTGCGGCAATTACTGCTGAAAGCTCCTCAGCTTTTATTTTATCTTCTAATAAAATTTCTAAGCTATTAACAAATTCATTATTTCGTGCTTTTTTTGTAAATAATGATCTTATTTTATTGAACATGCAAAACCTTTATTTTTTACTTATTTTAAAAAAAGTTTGAGGCGTTAAAGTGCGTTTTATAAAAAAAATGATATAATTTCTCAGTGATCATAAGAATTGTAAAACTTTAAAAGTAGGTTTTAGACTTCTTCTGATAAGGAGAGTTGGCTCATTTACGAGTTACCCCGCCCTGTGCGGGGATATTATTTTCTTTGTTATTTTTTCTCTAATTGTTTCTAAATCTTCTTTTTTGATTTTTCCATTATAATAACTTATTATTCTTTTAGTATCAAAGGTTCTTACTTGTGATAATAGAGCTACTTGCTTTCTGTTTTTACTATCTGTGAAGTGATGATAAAGAAAACCTGTTTTATTTTCTATTTTGCTTGTTAATGGAACGCCAACAAAAAGATTAACATAATCCTCAATGTATATTTTGTTTAAAACTAAAACCGGTCTTTTGAAGTCATTATGTTTTCCATAAACTTCACTGCCTATATTTTGTCCTATGCTAACCCAATAAATCTTACCTATGCTTATTATTTTATTTTCTTTTATTTGTAGTTTTTTCTTTTCATTATTCCATTTATCAAATTTATCATTACAATTTATCAAAAAAACTCCTTGAAAAATATAATTTTACTCATTTTTACTTCTAAATTTATTAAGCTATAAAAACCTTATACCTCTTTTTTCATAAACATTGATTTTTGGTTTTTCTATGCTGTTTTTAGTGGCGATTGCAGTGACTAAAGCCGAAATTGCATCTATCCTTTCACTTGATTTTTTCTTATCAGGCTTTATGTTTTCTCTTGCATCTTGATCAATAACTAAATTTGAATTACACCATCTAAAAATAGGATTGTTATTGTGATTTAAAGTTTGTTTTAAAACTCTGATTTGGTATTCTTTTAAAGGTTCGCTAATACTTGCAAAACCTTGTCTAATCTGAACGCACTCTATATTTTCATCGCTTAACTTTTTGGCTACTTCTAAACTATTCCATGGATCATAACCTATCATTTTGATATTTAATTTTTTATTTAGAGCTAAGATATCGTTAATTAAATAGTCATAATCAACACTATTACCTGGCGTTAGAGTTAAAAAGCCAAGTTTTGCCCATTCTAAATAAGGCACTTTATCTCTTTTACTTCTCTCTCTTGCACTAAGTTCTGGTGCATAAAATTTAAAATCCACATGTAAGATTTTATCCACTTCGCAAATTAAAGCTAAAGCAGTTAAATCAGTAGTAGCAGATAGATCAAGTCCAACATAAACATCGCCTTTTAAATCAAGATCTTTAAAACTGCATTTTAAAAAATCATCATCTTTTATAAAAGAAGTAGCATTTGAAGTCCATATATTTAAATGTTTTGTTTTAAAACTCACCTCATCATTTGCGTTTGCTAAAGCTTTTTGATAATATTCTCTTAATTTTTCAAGCTTTACGCCATAACCCAAAGCAGGATTAACTTTGATCCAAGTTTTTTCATCGTTCCAATCATCATCAGCATCAGGCTCATAAATCTTTGCATAAGTTGATGGGTCGTTTATAATGCCATTTTTAACTTGTTTGCAATAATCATATTGCTTTTTCATCTCTCCAAAATGATTATATCCTGCTGTTGAAATGACTATACATAAAGAATTTACACGACTTGCCGTTCCTTCTTCTAAAACCTTATATAAATCCCCATTTTTAGCAGCGTGAAGCTCATCGTAAATAAAAACATAAGGTCTTAAGCCGTCTTTTGTCTCGCTTGTAGCCGTTAAAACCTTGATAAAATCTTCAAATTTAGCGTTTTTTTTGCGTATTTCTCTATAGGTTTTATATTGATAGCACATTTTATTTAATTCTTCTTCTTGGCTTACCATAGATGAAGCAGCATTAAAAACTAATTTTGCTTGTTCGGTTTCATTTGCGGCACAATATATTTTTTTACCCTTTTCTTTATCAATAAATAAAAAATAAAGCAAAATAGCTCCGATTAACTCGGTTTTACCATTTTTTCTTGGGATAAAAAGCAAAGCGTAAGAGTATCTTCTGGCGTTTTTTTCCTTAGAATAAGTGGCGATGATATCGATGATAAACTCGATTTGAAAATTTAAAAGCTGAAAGGGCTTACCGGCTAATTCGCCATCGGTGTGCTTTAAAAGAGAGATAAACAAAACCGCTTTTTTAGCTATTTTCTCATCAATATAAAAGGGCGAGTTTTCAAATTCTTTGTTTTTTTGTTTAATATAAGCTAAAGCGTAATTTAATATATCTTCTCTTGCTCTTAATTTATCCATAATTTAACTTTCATCTTCTAAAAGCACATCAAAAGCTGATTTTTCTTTTTTATCTTTTAAATTTAGCCTTGCACGATTTGGAGAGCCTATGCCTAAAACTTTTGCTAAGCCTATAATATTTTTAGTCAAAGAATTAAAAGCTATAAGTTCAGGCGTTACAATAGGCGTTCCTTTATCTGTGCTTGTTGTAAAACCTTTTTTCTCCATTTCCTTGCTTGTGCATTCTAAAAAAATGAGATTTTTAACATAAGTTTTAATAATATCATTTTCTAAAGGATTATAAATGCCTAAATTTTCTAAATCTTTGATAGTTTTTTGTGTGAGTTCTTGCTCTATGGTTTCTAAATTTAAAGGCTTAAAATCATCTTGCGTTTGTATTTGTTCTGTTTTATTTGCCTTTGGCTTTTCTTTTATCGAATTTTCATCAATATACAAAATAACTTCGTTTTGTTTAGAATTGTAATGATTTTCATCTTGTCTTTTTTTAGCAAGTCTTAAAATTTCATCTTTTGGATAGGGTTTAGTTTTTCCTTTTAATACTTTTATGCCATTTTTCTTTAAATATCTACTCAAATAGATTTTAGAATTAATGTTTAAAATTTGCAAAACCTCATCAATGTTTAAAAATTCTTTTTGCATTAAACGCCTTTTTTTATTTGTATTTTAATGATATTTTAAGGCGTTAAAATGCGTGTTAGTTAATTTAAAGCAAAATTTGGCTTTTTTAGAACGCTTTTGATAAAAATAAAAATTTCAAATAAAGATTTTACCTTGCTTTGCTTGTGTTTTGGTTGGTTAGTTAGTAGGTTAAGTATAACATTATGTAAAAAACTGGCTCGCATTTTTTCGTGTCTACCGCTTCGGTGTATAGGATTGGCTTTCATAGAGATTACATACCCTACCCCTTAAGCTCGTTTTTAGTCTTTTCATTATGGCAAGCCAAGCATAAACTTTGCAAATTTTCTTCACTTAATTTCTTGCCACCTTGCTTAATAGGTATAATGTGATCTACAATTTTTGCAAACTTTCCACACCTTATACAAAATGGATTTTTATTTATAAAAGCATTTCTTAATTTTCTCCAAGCTACACTATTATAAAAATCTGAACTTTGCTTATCCCTTTTAAAACAATCATATCTTTTGTTTGCTATTTTCTTAAAAGTTTTATCACATTCTTCACAAGTTCTTAAATGAGTTTGTATTTTCTTACCACACTTGCAAAGTTTATAAATTGTCATTTTTGTAAAATCCTATTTCAGTTTTTTTAGAAAGTTCAACTTTAAATTCATATTTAAAATCATCATAAGGCTTAATCACATAACAATCATATCCTATCTCTAGCAATTTTATAAACCAATCAGGAAGCAAAACAAAAAAATTATTTCCTACTTGTTTGATTTTAAAACCACTTTTAAGCTCATTTACATTTCTATAAAAATTATCATACAAACCTAAATTACTTGCAAAAAGCTTAACGGGAACTGCATTAACAATAATATCTTTTTTATTAAACAT